CTAGACGACCCTCCAAGCGCTCGGGAACGCCTTCAGCGTCACGGCGGCACCGGACGGCAACGTGTAGGTGTTGGCCGTCGTCACGTTGCCGATCAGCTCGGCGCCGTTGCCCTTGATGGTCGCAGCGCCGGCGTTGATGTTCACGAACTCGTACATGCGGCCCTGGCAGGTCGCGAGGGCGGGCAGCGTTTGGGTTGCGGTCGTGTTCAGCTCGACGGAGCAGTGTGTGGCGTCGAGGGTGGTGGCGGAGGAGCGAGCGGTGACGGCGGTAGCGAGGGCACCTGTCACCTCCAGCGTCTTGATCTTGCCTCCGTTGGAGTTGAGGATCACGTTGTCCGAGCCGATGAGGGTGTCGGCGACACCGCCGGTAACAGAGTTTCCGACTAGGGCAACGCGGTTGCTGAGCGAGTTCGTCCGTTCCTCCGTCCAGGCTTTACCGCCCGCGAAAACCGAATCGTTGATTGTGATGTCATTGGTCGGGAACGTCGCCGTGTCCTGGAACCTCAGCGCCGTGGTCGCGGTGTTGAACTCGCAGTTTGAAACGTGAATTTTGTTGGACGACTTGAAGTTGATCCAGGTTGCGACACCTGATCCCGTGAACCAGGTATTGGTAATCCAGCACTGCGTCTGATACTGAAGATCGATACCGACGCCGGAATTAGCCGAAATAAGACAATCGTTGACGCGGATCCCACCAGCAATGGTAGGCGAGTTCGGGTCTGTGGTCGAATCCCATACTGCCCTGATTGCATTTGTGGACAAGATTAGACGCACATGACCGATCGTGAAGTAGTCGGCGTTGATCAAGGATATCAGGTTAGTGGTGGTGCTATTACCATCGAGCGTCAGCTGTTCAATCCCGTTATCATGAGTGAGGCCGGCATTAGTGGTCGGGTTCGCTGGCGCGGAGACCACAATCATATCGGTCAACGCGACACTGGCAGATGTTTTGAGTGTCACTCCACCAGTTGCACCCTTAACAAACTTCTCCCCAACGATTCGCACCTTAGCATCGAATGGAAAGACCAAAGGGGCGGCAATGCGATAAAGACCAGAGCGCAGAAATATTGTGCCTCCACCAGCAGAAGCAACTGCGTCGATGGCCTGCTGAATCTGTATATCGTCGGCAACCCCATCACAGATATAGTCAGCGACAGATCCCGAAACTCGCGAAACCGTGAGGTACATCCTCACTTTCGCCTTCGGTAGAGACGGCGTGCCCCCGATGTCACCACCTACCTGTAACTTCGCGTCCAGCGCCGTCTGAAGCCCGAGCACCGTCGAAACGGCCTGGGTCCCAGTGTGCGTCGCGCGATCCCGGAGGCTCGCGTCCGCGGCGTTGGCCGTCGCTCCCGAGGCGATCCCTGCGAGCTTCGTCTTCTCGGTCCCGGTGTAGTCGTTACTACTCAGTGCGAGCCCGTCCACCTTGTCGACCTTCGTCGCGAGCGCGATGCTCGTCGCCGTTGATACCGGCTTGCTCGCATCGCTTGTGTTGTCCACGTTGCCGAGCCCCACGTCACCCTTCGCGAGGGTGACGGCGCCCTGCCTGCCCGCGACCGACTGAACGGGTGCGGACGCAGCAGCCTGGGACGCGTCAACGAAGCCAGCCGGGTTGCTGGCGTTGTACTTCGCGTCCAGAGCCGTCTGTGTGGCCGCCGAGACGGGCTTCGCTGCATCAGACGTGTTGTCGACCAGGTTGAGGCCGACGTCCGCCTTGGAGAGGACGACGTTGCCTGTGCGGCCGGCCACGGTGCGCACGTCGCCGCGTAGATCGAGCCCGTCAACGAGCTCGTCGACGTAGGTCTGGTCCGCCTTCGTCAGCACGGCGTCCTCGATCGCCTCGAGCGTGCCCGCCGTGACGGTGCCCGCGATCACCCATCCCACCTCGACCCTCTTCGGGATTGATCCCTCTGTCCCACGGGCGATGACGAGGGAGTCGCCGTCGACTGAGGTGACGTATGCGATTTCCGCGTTGTCGTAGCTCGGGTCCTTGCCGTACGGCGCTAGGGTCACAGGCATGTTGGGAGCGAAGAGCTGAGCGTCGCCTGGCGACACCTTGAAGCCCGTGCCCGTCGTGCGATCGACTGGCACAGCGGCCAGGAGAGACTGAGCGAGGTTCTTGTGACTATCAAACATTCTTAGTTTTAATGAACCATAATGAGACACGTAAGGATAGACATTGCAACTCGATCTATTCCGAATTCAACTAGACGTACCATCCGACGGGACCGATCCAATCTTGATCAAAATGGTCGAAGCGGCGGGAGATCCGTGGTACAGCGATGTACTCACGACAATTGTAACCCTCGCAATCGGAGCGGCGATCGGTTTTCTTCCGACACACTACTCGGAACGCCGCAAAGAAAAGCGGGAAGATAAGCAGCGCTGGCACAGCGAAACCATCATCCGTGCCGGAAAATTCATAGATTCAGCTGAAAAAACTATTCTCGCACAGAGAGATTTTGAATCTGTCCGATTACTCTCCAACACGCCGCCCCACGGTGGTGATCTGGCAAACGAAGCTGCATCGAAGGTTCTCGTGGATAACGCCATGAAGGACCTGAAGGCAGCAGGAACGCAACTATCGCTCGTTGCCAACATAAGCATACGCAAAAATGCACAAGACTGCTATCTGGAGGTCCAGAAATATATTAGTAACGGCACCGCTTCCGTGCAGGCCAGTGTGGACGAATGGCAGACTCGCAGGGTAAAGATCATCGACCCTGTTCGTGAGATGGTCACGGTTAAGGAACGCGGTAATGTATGGGGTCAGCATCGTATTAGGTAGCGCCGTGGTCAATACGTCGGTTCGTTCGCCCGAAGCCGACCTCGCGGACATGGTAGCGACAGCCGGGCTTGCTCCATGGTGGGGTGTTCCAGTCGTAGCTGGCTCGTTTCTCATTCTGGGCGCAATTCTAGGATTCGTATTCAATCGCGTTAACGAAAGTGCAAAAGCACGGCGGGAGGACTCGATACGGTGGACCAACAACATACTGCTTACGGCTACTGACTTCAGGCGATCGATCGTGGCGGCGACCGATGGATTGCTTTCCGTCGACTCAATGCGCGAAGATTGGCTAAGCATGGGCGCGGACGAATACACCGCCAACCAACCAAAAAAGCAAATTGAGATCGCTCAAAGCCTTCGTGCGGCCCATGCCGCAGCGGACGACCTTGCCCTGATTGCTCCAACATCGGTTCACTCCGAGGCGCTACGTTTCCTTCAGTATGTCGACAGCGTCCGACAGGACCATAGTGAATTACCATCGGACTTCATTGAACGCCGTGCAATTCTCCTCTCAGCATTTCGCAGTGAGATTCGATCCGCTCTCAAGGTCAGATGAGTCAGGAAGGAATGCAAATGCTCGAGTTCACGACGACAACTGCGCCATGGTTTTTCGTAGCAGGCTTAGCGGGCGGCTTCGCTGTTCTCGGAACCCTACTTACACTCGTCGGTTCGAGAATCAATGAAAAGGCGAAGGAGACGCGGGCGCTGAAGTCGCGCGAGAGGGACGACTTACTCAACGCGAGCACAAAACTCCTTGTGGCATCGAGTGGGATTCGCGAGATTGCCATCAAGCGGCTAAGTCGAAATGACGCCGAGTATCTCTTAGTCTACGGAAAACAGATGCCCCCTCGTCTCGACGCCTTCAAAGCGGCGGTTGAATCATTTCAAATCGAAGCCCCCCGGAGAACTATCGAGTCAAAGACAACTCAGACTTTTCTAACTGCTACAACTGCTCTCGCACTGCCCATCTTCACCAATCAAGAAATTAAGGACCTTCTCGGCAGGCTCACGGACAGCACCAACGATTTCCGCAACCAAGTTCGCATCGATCGCGGCGCGAAACCCGTCAAATATGGCGTCAAGACTGACGTGATCAGTGACCAAGTGGAGAAATCCATCACGACCGTAATGCAACTCATCGGGGATGCTGTGGAGAAGCCAGAGGAGAACTCACCCATTCGTGAAAGCATTAGAAAGATGCAAGAACGACTGAAAGCGGCTTCCTCTCAAGCGGAAACAAAAGAGAGCACCCTCGATGAGGATGCTCCCAATTCCGATCCGGACAAGTCCTAGTCCTGCGTCGCTGCCTCGATCGCCGCAACGATCTCGTCGCGCTTGTTGTCGATCGTGACGTCGAGCGTCAGCCCATCGGCCTCCGCCTGCGCGAGCAGCTCAGCCTTCGTGAGCGGCTTCGTGACCTGCTCCTCGATTGCCTCGATGACGAACTGGCCGTCTTCGGTGATCTCGGTGACCTGCTCGTCGGTCAGCGGACCTTCGTAGCCGTACGCTTTCGTCACCGTGACACCAGCACGGATGCGCTGTTCGTACGGGAAGTTCCACGGGAGCGTGACCTTGTAGTTAGTGTCAGCCATGGTCAGCCTCCTAGCTCGCTACCGCGCCAACGATGAGCCGGTGGTTGCCGTAGCCGGCGTTGTGACGTGCGCGTGTTCCCCAAGTGAAGATGTCCTTGTCGAACGCGCGGTCGCTGTTTATGTCGGTCTTCGCGAGCAAGCTGATCGCCACGCGGATCTGCAGGATGAACGGCATGAGCCCTTCGCCGAGGTTGGCGACTGCCCACTTCTTGCTCGTCGCACCGAGGTGTGGCAGCACGATCACTTCGTAGCGGCCGTAGTACGGGTTGTCGACAGCAGCACCGCCTTCGACGATCGTCTTGCTCTTCACGAGCTTGTTTGCCGCAGCCACGAGAGCGGGACCAACGATGAGAGCTGTGCCCTGGTAGCCGAGCACTTCGTCCTGGTCGTCCTTCATCGCAGCAAGCAGGAGCTCAGCAGCGTCGAGGTTGGCGACGTTCAAGTCCTTCCCGGCGCCGAGGTAGTTGCCTCCCCCAGCGTGGTTCGCGTCGAAGAAGTTCTGGCCGTCAAAGATCAGCGTGCTGAACGCGAGGTCGAAGGCGCTTGAGACGAGGCGGGTGTAGTGCTTTCCAGCCTTGGTCGCCATCGTGCTGAGCGCGATCATGATCTGACCGGTCTGGTCGTCCTCAAGTGCGTCACGGTCGACGTCGAGTGTCGATTCGTACTTCTTGTTCGTGATCTCATATTCGAACTTGCTGAGTGTGCCAGGGATGCGCTCTGACTTGAACTCACGCAGTCCAGGCACATTGCCGAGCCACGCGTACTTCTCGCTGGTGTTCTTGCTGTGCACCGGCATTGCGATCTTCTTCCACAAGTCCGCGTTCGGTGCGGTCTCGTAGCGTTTCTGCCATGTCACGTTGATGTTCGTGTTCAACGATTTCAGAAACTCTTGGGTGATAACTGTCATCTAGTGGATTCCTTTCCTAGGCCTTAGATTTTTACGCGCACTTCAGTTGCTGATACGAACTGAACGACTCGACCCACGACAACGTCGTTGGTAGTGGTTGCAGCCAGGGCGACGAGGTTGTCGTCGACGCTGTGCACCAGTTGGCCGACCCATGCTTGAGTCGCGCCAGCACAGTTCATCGAGAACACGCCCTCTTTCCAGACGCGGACGTATTTGTCGACGTCCTGGGTGCCTGCGCTGTCCTTGGTCTCCATCGCGACGCCAGCGAACACTTCGCCGGCCGTGTCAAATGCTTTCTTGGCGAAGCCTGCCGCGTTATAGTTTACGTTGCTTCCGGCGAACACCTTGGTAGACGCAGCGAGAGGAACATCAACGAGGACGCCTTCTTGTCGTTGGTCTGGACGTGATGCTGTTAAGTTAGCCATGTACTTGATCCTTCCTATTTACCAGCCGCTGCGGCTGCTTCTTTTTTCTTGTACTCAGCGATCTCTTCCGGCGTGTTGCCGAAGTCGCTACCGAGGCTCTTGTCCTCGTCGGTCAACTCGACCTCTTCCGCTTCGCCGCCGTCACCGCTCGGTGCCGAGGCGATGAGCTTGTTGGCAGGGAGCGCGTCGAGGAACGTGCTCAGCGCTGTTCGCTGTGCGTCGCTGGACGCCATGAGCAGAGACACCGCGCTGTCGAGCTGATCGCTCTTGATGGCGCCGCGCTCGATGTGCGCCGTGACGGACGCTGTGAGGAGTGTCTTCAGCAGCTCTTGCTGTGCCTCGCGGCCAGCCTTCGCGTCAGCCTGTAGCTGAGCGATCTGTGACGCAGTGAGCCCGTGAGCGCTCGCCTGGACGCCCTTCGCGTCTTCAGCGGCCTTGCGGTCAGCTTCCGCTTTCGCGTCAGCGTCAGCCTTCTCAGCAGCTTCACGTGCTTCTTTTTCGTCGGCTGTCTCTTCGACGAGGCCGAACGCTGTGCGCTCGTCGTCGGTGAGTTCCGTCTTGTGCTCTGCGAGGAATGCTTTCTCCTCGTCGGTCAACTCGTCTGCCTTCTTGGCACGTAGTGTGGCTAAATCCATAGATGCTCCTTCGTTGTGTTTATCGCTGCCGCCAGCATCGCGAGACGCCATGACGGGTTTCAGCTTCTTGAATAATGGGATGTTGGTGAGTGCCGCGCCGGTGAAGACGTTGTCGACGAACTCACCCTCGACCTCAGGGTTCTCCCACGGAAAGTCCCGCGGGTTCCACTCAGGCGAGATGTAGGCGTACTCCTCCTCCTTGAGAGAGCGAGCGCCCTCTCGTGTCCACTTGACGCTCCCCCACAGCTCGGTGCCGTCGTTCTCGAGGAACAGGCCAGTGATCCACGCTGCGGCCTTGCCGCCCATGTCGTGGCCGTAGTTCAGCGGTGCGCGGTTCTTGTTCTCCGCGACGAGGCCTACGCCGGCCTCGAAGTTCGTGACCATGTCAGCAAGATCGTCGCTCGTCATCTCGAACGCTCCGTGCCACGGCGTGTGCCAGTGGCCGGCGCTCATGAGGTGAATGCTGGACGGTCCATTGCCATCGGTGTCTGCCGAGATTTTGATTAGTCGTTGTACCGCTTTTGCCATATGCCCTCAATATGAAGACACCTATCATTTCTGTCAACGCTAATTCGGGTAGTTGATGATGCGGCCGCAGCGGCATCGGGTGCGTCCTGGAGGCATTGAGACCTCGGCACCGTTGCCGAGCGTGAACAGCTCCCCCAGTGGCTTCGTGACGCCGTTCAGAGGTCGGCAGAGCTGGCACGCTCCGAAGAGCGCGTCCCACGTACTGCTCTCAGCACCGGACGAGACGGCGAAGTTCTCCATGCCGCGCTGGTACGCGCTGACGCTCTCGGTCTGCGCAATCATCTCGGCCCGGATCGGGTTGCTCACCCTGAGGCGGATGCGCGCCACCATGGCGTCGAGGTCTTCACCCTGCGCGATGCTCGTACGGATTGATTGCTGGATGTAGCGACGGGTCGTCTTGGTGACGCCCGACACGAGGCCGGCGGTGTACTTGTCCGCGGCCTTCTGGATCGACTCGCTGAGCGTGCTGAAGCCAAGTGGCCTGAGGTAGATCTCCTCCCCCGCGTTGGCGCCGATCACAGCCAGCTCGACGAGGTGGTCACGGACGGCAGCCGTCAGGAGCGCGATCTCGATCTTCCAGACGTCGTCGCTCTCAGGCGGCACGGCGTCGGCCTGGACCGAACGCGGCTCCACCTCGAACAGGTTCACGATCTGAGGGACGCGCTCGGACAGTCCGAGCAGGTAGCCGTTCACGTCGGCCTGCAGCGCGGCCTCCTCGCGGATGAGCCGCTTGAATGTGGCCGGCGACGCCTTGTAGCTGGCCTCCCACTGCTCCCCTTCGCGGATCGCGGCAGTGAGGTGGGCGTGGGCGCTAAGCAGCCTTGCTTGTCGGCTCATAGAGCGCGGCCTCAACGCTCGCTCGGAGCGCCTTCAGTTCCTTGGCAGTGGCCTTCACCTCGACGTCCTCAGTTGGGACGGCCGGTACAACGGCGACCGGTTCCTTCTTCTCGTACAGCTCCTCGAGCTCTTCCTGCTCGACCTCGGCCCAACCGAGCGACTTGCGCACGCTGTTCTCGTCCTCAGCCCGTGGGTGAAGCGCACCAGCGGTCACGTACTTGGTGACGGCCTCGCTGATGAGGGATAAGTTCTCGTCTCCGGTCTTGCCTGCGCGCATCGTCGGGTAGTCCCGTCCGGTGAAGTTCAGGTCGACCAGCGTTTGCATGACGGCTTGGAGCGCGTCTCGCACGCTGTAGGCGACGTTCTGCGTGCCCATGTCGAACAGCCGGCTGTGGTCCTCGGACGCACCCTTGGTCCCGCTCGATCCAGCGGCACCGATCTCCAGGAACTGAGCCAGGACGTTCTTCATGATCTGGCGGTCGTGGTGGTTGATGCTCGGCTCGACGTCCTTGAGGGTCGCGGCCTTCATGTCCATGAACTGGACGATGTAGCCGTCCGGGTGCTCGATGTAGGAGGACTCGTTGGCGCGGAGGTTGCGGGCTGCGCGGCGCAGCTTTTCCTTGTCGGCCTTGGTCGCGCCGGTTGGTGTGGTGATCTCGACGACGCCGAGGCTCTGGCGCTCGTGGCCGATCGCGTCGATCTTGTAGAGCTTGTCCTTGATGTACCAGTGCTTGTAGGCGGCACGCAGTAGAGAGCGGCCGACGTAGTTGTCGCCCTCCTGCTTGTGCGTGATCCGCATGAGCTTTTCCGCGCGGATCGAGAAGCGGCCGTTGTTGGTCACCTAGGTCACACCGGGCTGCTCGTCCTCCGTCAGCCAGCGCTGGATCGTGGTCTGCTTGCGGTAGGCGAGCTTGGTCAAGGCGATGCGGGTCGCGCCGTCGACGACGCGCGGCTCGAAGACCATCTCGAACACGACGAAGCCGAAGTCGAGGTAGGTCAGCGCCTCGTCGAGGAACTTGCTCCAGTCGACGATGTTGAAGAGGCACTCCTTGACGAAGTCGCGGACGTCGATGTCCGCCTGGTCGTCGCTGGCTGGGTCGATGTCCCACTCAGTGCTGATGACCGGGTACTTCACGACGTCGAGTGCAGCAGAGACGGTGGCGTCGCTGCGGCGCATCTCGTCGTAGATCGCGAGGGCGCGCTCGCCCTGGACCTTCCAGTTGTAGTCCTCGCCAATCATCTGGCCTGAAGCAATAGAAGTGCCGGATTCTCCGACTTCCTTCAGTGGTTCTTTGCGCTTCAGTATTCCCATCTGCTTTTGAATGTACGCTAAAAGCTCTCGTCCATCAATCCTGCAAATTCGCCATCCTCGTCGTCGTCATCGAGATCGTCGACTGGATCGACGATGCGTGAATAGTACGCAAGGATCAGTGCGTCGGCCTTGTCCGGCGATCGGTAGCCACGCTTCTTGTAGTCGGCCTTGCTCTCGACACCACGCCTGCCCTTGCTGTCCATCTTCCACTGGCGTGACGACAGCTCCATGAGGAGGTCCGCATCCATGTCGAGGGAGACCGTCTCGATGATCGACGCTAGGTAAAACCACGCTTCCGAGATGAGGTTCGGGTACCGATCGACGTCTCGCGCGCTCGCGCCGAAGTTGATCGGCAGCACCAGGTAGCCGCGCAGCATCATCTCGTCGGTGACTCCCCCGCCCACGCCTGTGTCGTCGATCTTGATGAGGATGGTCTTGTCGTGGTCGACGAAGGCTTCGAGCTTGTCGCAGACCTCCGTGGTCCGGAGCTTCGTGTACTCGTTCGACTCGACGAGCCTGAAACCCTTCCGCTTCGTGAAGACGGTCCGGTCGTTGCCCATGCGCGCGATGTCAGCACCTACCTCCGCGGCTCCCTCGTCTGAGACAGTGCGTTCCATGGCGGCCATGATGGCCGTTCGCCCGATGATCGCATTGTCCGCCTGGTCCATCGGCTGCCCGAGCCAGACGTGCGCGAAGGTGGACGGGTTCGCCCTGTCGGCCTCCAGCTCCAGCTTCAGGGAGTCAGGTAGTAAACCGGCCCGCTCGAGTACGTCGTAGTTGACCTGCCGGCTGTACGTCTTGGCGGGCTGGTTCATCACGTAGCGGACGTAGACGGCATCGAGCTCGTTCAGTCGGTTGAACGTGAAGATGAGCTGGCTGCCCGGCTTACGGATGGTAGGAGCGAGCACCTTCAGGCTGGCCTCGCTGATGCTCTGGGCCTCCTCGACCCAGGCGATGTCGATCCCCTCCATCGACTTGATCTCGTTCACGTTGTGCCGCAGCCCGCTGAAGATGAACTCCGTACCCGTGAGGATGTTGCGGATCGTCTTGTCGGTCACCTCGTAGTCGGTGAAGCCGTAGCGATTGATGATGTCCCTGAGGAGCTTGTGCACGGAGTCCTTCACCGTGTTCTGGATCTCACGGGTGCAGAGGATGCGCAGCTTCGGCTGCCGGCCCCGCAGGATGAGCGCCAGGGCGACGTGCTGGGACTTGCCCGAACCACGGCCGCCGTAGAAGACGATGTTGCGCCAGGACGGGTTGAACAGCTCGCGGAACTCAGCGAGGAACTTGATGCGCACGGCCTGGTCGCCGTCCACTTATGCGTCTCGTGACGTCTGAATTCCTGCGTCGTGGATGAAACGCCGTGTTTTCGCGCACCTCCTCGTCACTCGGAGGCCTTCGGTATCTCACCAGACGGGTCGATGAACTCGACGAGCGCCTTGACCGGACCGCCGTCCTCGCCGGTCAACTCGATCTTTGTGCCGTAGCCGTACTTCGCCAGGGTGTCGAACGCTTTGATATCGCCCTGCATCGCCTTCAGCATCAGCACCTTGACGATGGCCTTGGCTGGCGCGCCGGTGTGCTCCTTCCAGCCCTCGATCTTGTCGGGAAGCAGCGTCGTGAACTCCTCGTCCATGAGCATGCGCTGGATGAGCGTCGACAGATTCAGGGACCCCTTCGGACGACCGGCTGGATTGAGGACTTGGCCCTTCTTGATTTGCGTCGCCTTGCCCGCACTGGCAGGAACACCACTCTTCAGTAGCTTCTCTGCCTTTTGGCTGCCATTTGGTGCAGGGTCGGTCATAGTGTTCTATTTATCGCACACAACGCTCAATTAGCCAAGACGTTGCTGCTGACCAACGAAAAGGAGCATGTCGCCACCCCCAATCTCATCGATGAGCTCTTGAGGTGCTTCGCCAAGCATAAACGTCGTGTTTCCCATTGCAACGCTCCAGTACGTCTCGTCGATCTTTTGAGAAAAGGAGTCGGGGTAGGTGTAATTCTCATATCCGACTGACAGCAGAGCGTCCATGATCTGACCCTGACGATCGGCATCTTCCGAGAAGTAAAAGGCTGACAACACCAGATCGTCATGTGAATTGTCAGATGGTGTAGCCTGAATTGCGCAATCGGGGGCAGGTAGTCCCGGGTTCCCGCCAATTTCGAAGGCATTGATGTCGACCTGCGCATGATCCTGGTAGATCCCGAACTCGCGCGACTCAAACAAATCGATGAGGCTCGCGCAAGCGTCAGCCGACGGATCGATGAGAAGCTCTGGTTCGGTGGTGGCCGGAGCCTCGTCGACGATTGAAGTCGCAGCTGTTGATGTTGGTGCGCACCCGACATCCGACGCCGCAGGTGTCCCCGGTTCACACGAACTAAGAGGCGCCTGCCCAACAGCTCCGCCAGATGACGTACCCGTTGCCGCGCAGGCGGTCAACAAAAGCGCCAAGCCGACCGCCGCTCCAACTCCATACGTTCGTCGCATCGCAACGTCCCTTCAGTCTTACTCAGAAGATAGCGAGCCTGATGAGACCACTTAGCAGGCTCCCGGATCAGTTGCCGCGAGGATGGAATACGAAAACAGCATCGTCACCTTGCCCTGTTCTAACTCTGGCGTCTGACAAATCACCGGAGCTGTCGACACGCTACTTTCTGCCATCACCACGAACGAAACAGGAGCATTCAAAGCGGCGACCAGAGCCGGCTCCTGATCCTCGGGAATATCTGTAATCGTCGTCGATCGCTGTCCATCTTGAACCGGAACAGAGAGCACGTCACCAGGTCCCATGTCTGCCGGGGGCAACACTCCCAAGAAGAGGTAGCAGAATGACGGCGACTTTTGCAGGACCACTCGAGATTCCCGAAGAGTGTTGCTGTCAAGAGCACAAACTGGTGAAGCTGCGTCGTAGACAGTCGCGACGTCGACAACAGCACCGACATAAGCAGCTCGACCTTCTGTTGTGTTCTCGAAAGTCGCAGGCAGGAGCCCAAGCATCACGATATCCGTAAAACCAGGCGCCGCGTTAGTGATGCTGCTCTCATAGAGGTACTCCACTACCGGAACCGTAAGCCTTCCCGTGTACCCGTCGCTCGTAGTGTAGTTCACCACCAGATCGTCAGCCGTTTCCGGCGTAGGGGTCAGGCTAGGGGTCGGTGCCTCTTCGGCCATGGGAGCGAAGGTGATGCACTTCTTTTCTAGCTCTATAGAAGTCTCGCCCGTGTACACGTTTCGCGGCATCTCCGAGTATGTCGCGCATGGAGTCGTGGCCGGCTCTTCCGCGCTGTCGGCAGCGCCTCCGGCGCAAGCGGTGAGCAGAACAAGGCTCAGAGCAGCCGCAGCTACGGCTCCGTACGTGCGTCGCATCGCGGCGTCCTCTCGGGTTTGCTCGGAAGGTAGCGGATGGAGGGCCGTGGGCACAACTGTCAGGACACCGTGTCCCCAGACATGTCGAGCCATGCGAGGAGGTGTGCTTGGAACGTTGCCCGTTGAGCCTTCTGCCACGTGTCTCTATCTATGACAAATCCGGATTGATTTGTGAAGAATCTTGCTTACCCCAAGGTATGCGCGACCACCGGCGGTAGCGAATGCGGAATATTTCGAGACGCGAGTATTTGCTCCGCTGCATAAAGTATCTGGTCATGCGGCGATGATAATGTCTAAACGAGGTGTACTTGAACCGGTACCGAATAGATTCACCCTTGAAAACGAGGTGCCTCATCCACCAGCGACCCTCCGCATCTTGAAAAACGGCGAAAATTTCACCTCCAGCGATAGCGCCCACATTCTTCATGGTGTCTGACTCGCTCTGGTTAGCACTCAGAACTAATCCGCCGCCCGCCCTTTCTACGCCTAGCTTAACCATGGACGGTGCCCTAGTGCCATTGAAATAAATTGCGAGACCCTCGTAAATCTCAGCGTCACCGTTGTTCTTGAACCTGAACCGGATATCACTTTCTTTAGCATCTTTGGTGTTTGTCGGTCGCACGGTAAGCACGAATTGATCAGCCCGATGACGACGCTTCGTTCGGATGTCGTTGATCCAAACGCCGAGTGCCACTATGAGGGCTCCGAGCGTTCCGATGCCGCTCACCCAATCGGCGATGGACCCGATGCCTGCGGTGGGGTCTGCCATGCGCCGATCGTACTCGTCAGTTCTCCACCAAGTAGTCCACCAGCACCTTCGCCTTACAGCGCCTGCATCCGCGCACGACGAACCACGCCGTGCCCGTGAAGCCGACGTTCTCGACCGTCACGGTCTGCTTGAACGTCTCCCACGTGTGTGCGCAGGTCGTCGGCTTGGTGCGAGCGGTGCGACGGGCCTCAGCCGCGAGCTTGATGCGCGCGTGGAGGGCGGAGCGGAGGGTGTCGAGGTGGTCGGTCACGCGAGGAGGTCCGGATTCTCGTGGATGTTGCCAATGACCTCGCTCCGTGCCTGTCGCTCGTCAGCAAGCGAGCCGCCCAACGCGATGCTGTGGACGCGGCCGGTGTGATTCGGGCCTCGTAGCCAGTACATCCCGTCTTCATACACAACCGTACGCGGGATTCCCCGACCATCTCGACCACGTTCTATGACAATGTCGCCCTCGTAGATCTCGACGCCGTTCTTGTCATGGAGTCCGGTGAACTGCTCTAGGACGTAGTCGGTGTCGTCGTACCAGCCAAACTCAGCAGCGTCGGAGGCGTAAACCAAGGCGCCAGTCGCCAACCGCATCGCGAGATACTTGTCGTCGATCTGAGCTTCAGTCTTCGGGTCCCATGCCCTGAACTTGATCTCGCGGCTCATCGCTCGTTCCTCTGGTCGAACCAGATGGCGATGCCAGTGACGATGAAGATGAGGGCGAAGATTACTCCGACGACGATGTAGCTCTGTAGTGTGACCATTAGGGTGTTCCTTGTTTAGTTATGCTTTCAAGATGCGCCTATCGCTTCAAATAGTCAATACTATTCTTGCGTTATAGGAACTGCTGATACTTGCCGCTCGTATAGACCGACCACGGCGTGAACGATCCGCGCGCCTCGTAGATGCGCCACGCGTTCGCCATGTTGGTCGCCGGGTCCAGCAGCGCGTCGCAGTCCGGTCGCCCGGCCAGCACGCGGACCTGCATCAACCCGCAGCTCATCCCCTCGCGCCGGCCACTCCCCTGGTACGTGAGACTGAGGTCGCCGATCGCGCTCGGGTTACATCCGCTCTCGGCTCGCATGACCGCCAGGGCCACATCGACGTCCCACGCGTACTGCGCGACGAGCGGTCGGTACGGCTCGCAGCCGCTCGGTGCTGCTGGTGCCTCTACGAACTGCGGAGGCGTCGCCTGTGGCTCGATGAGCGCTACAGGCGGTTCGAGTGCCGTCTTGGTGTCTGGCGCGGTAGAGACGGCTTCTACTGGCGTTGCTCTAAAGACGCGGAGGCCACGGCCTGGTTGACCTGCGCCATGTTCTCACTGCGGAGCATCCAGCCGGTGATGATGCCAGCGACGCCGGTGGCGAAGATCGTGACGAGGAACCATGGGAGGACTCGTGAGGCCAGCATGCGCTGGAACCAGTTAGGTTGCTTTGATGGGATGAACTTGTCTTCGTGTTGCGTGTTGCTCAT